GTTTAATTTATCAGGTGTATTGTCGTCACTTACATCTGATATTTCCATCATAAACATTCCGTCTTCAAACAAAACATAATTAGGATCTAGATTGTATACAATGGGTAGCTCTCCAATATAATATCCACCTCCAGATACCAAACCAATCTGAACATCAAACAAAATATTCCCACTTGCAGAGCCTGTTCTTAAAGTTACATTCCTTCCTGAAGACAAATTTGCGTCACCAATACCCGTAAAAACATGAGTTGTAGCAGTGTTGTAAATGCCAACTTGTACGGCATAAAGCCTGCACCTAGTACCAGCAGGTTCGATTGTCCTGTTTTGATCCATCAAGACCGATTTGTTTTTGAGGTAACCCATATTAAGCTTTTGCTCCGCCGCTAAAAAATACAGTCACCTGTTTTGTTGCAGCCAAACCCTCAAAGTAGATGCCGTCCTCAAAAAGAATCCCATCGCCGGGAATGTCAAAAGTTGTACCACTTGCGTAATGGTAATCCTCGGGAGATACGGGTGACGTAATTTGACAACGAATATCAGTGTAGTCATTTCCGGTTGAAAATTTAATTTGGGGAAGTGAAGTGTTAGCATCGTCGGAACTCATCCAAATGCCATGCAACACGCACCGACCCTTTGTCAATTGAGTTTTGTAAGGACTTGACAAAGAACCACTGTAAGCTGCTTGAATTAGTTTCATGACTACACCTGATAAAAAACGCTAAAACTTGTAAGACTCGTATCCAACGGATCGCCAGCAACAGTTGATTGTGCAACATAAAGACCATCTGGAAAAACCAAATAACCCCCATGCTCTACATAGTCAAAACCCATACCGGCCGGATATCCTTCCGTCATCGTAATCGGAACCTCCACCAATACGTCCCCGCTAGAATCTCCGTTGTGAAGCTTTATTGTCCCATTAACTTCCAACCGCACGGTTGAGGTTCCTGTATAAATTGGAGTTACGACTAAACCAAGAAGCCACACTCTCCCTGAGATAGAACCTCCATTTACAAGCGTTGTGCTTCTAACAGAATTAAATTCCATAAATCATGCACCTTGATAAAAAAATGATGCGCTCACAAATGTTTTGTAGGAAGTACCATCCGCGAGTGAAAAATCCATAAACAAACCGTCTGGAAATAAAATTCCGTCTTTGCCGAAATTATACAAACCTTGGTAAACGCCCCACCCAACATTCCTTGGCGTCAAAATGGGAGCAATAATTTCACCGCTTCTGTTTCCATTTTTCAGAAACAATACATCACCACCGGCTTGATCATTTGTTGAACTAAATGCAAACAGTCTCAACCTGCCCGGTATTGTGACACTCCCCGTAGTGGCGAAATTTGTAATTGTCTTACATGTAACTTGGTTTCTTTCTGTCTTTTTCACATCTGATACCCCACAAGCATATATTTACACGCAGGGCTATTTGTTGTTGAAACACTCCCATTACTTTCCAAAAACTCAAAAACCGCTCCGCCTCTGCAAAATATTCCCCCGTAAGGAATTTGCATAATATAATTCTGCTGGGGATTATTGGAGCTGTAATTGGGTGTGCTTTGTTTAAATAACACTTCGCCAGTTTCCCAACTTTTTATTGACAAAACCAAATCATTAATAGAGGTGCCAGTGGTTACAAACATAATCCACATAACTCTTACATTGCACCCAAGTCCGTCGCCAGTTGTATGTTCTACAGAAACCAAGTCCACCATGTTATCGATTTCTGGCATACTTGTTTCGTCAGTTCCTGATATATAAAAATGCCACCAGTCTGTTCGATAGGCGACTTCCCAACTTGAGTAGTTAATTGTCTTTGAAGAAAGACCATCTAGCTTGCAATGAAGTTTTCCGGAAGGTGGAGGCGTAGCAATACGCTTCCCTCCATACGTTCCGTACCCTTTACTCAAAGGAGTCAATCCAGATTGTGAAAAAACAGTGTCACCAGCAGAGCCACTGCCCAAAGCTTCATAATTTAATTGAAGCTGATTTAAAGTCTCAATGGTTTCTATTTTATTTAGATTCTGGCTACTTCCATTTCGATAGTCAGCGTCACCTGTAACAAGCATATTTTTTGAATAAGGATTTGTCCCATCAACAAGGGTCACCTCAAGTCTATCTGAATCAATCTGAGTGTTGGTATCGTGAGAATACTCATCAATGCCAGAAACTGGATTGGAAAGTATTAGATTTGCGTCAACTGATGGCTGACCATGCCCGTTCATCCTTCTGCCTATATACGGTCTTGGGAGCCTTAGCGCGGCAGCACCAACATTAGAAGATTCATTCCCATCAAGAAGAAACTTCTCAATGCCTGTCATCCCGGTCGATTTCATTTCCGCTTTGCCCCCTTGCCCGCGTACCGTGCGCGTATCGATGCCTCCGCGCTACGCTTAGACGTAGAACTACCCACGATCTTCCCATCGGGTCCAACGATCTTATAGGGCTTGCTGCCAGATGTTTTCTTGATTTTGTAAGGCATAGGAAATTAGGGGGCACCCGAAGGTGCCCCCGTGATTATATATCAAGAATCCGCAAAGGGAGTCGCGACAGTTCCAGAACCAACCAAAACGCCCTGAATCAAATACACATTATCATCAATAGCCGTTACTTCGATATAACTACCCTTATCTCCACCAGTGGTAGTTCCATTAAAGGTTGCTACATCATTCGATGCGGCGGGTGCAAAAGCATTCTGGGTTGTTCCTGCAACGCTAAGAGAACCAACAAATTTATCAGTTCCATCTGTTAGAATATCAAGATCCGTAGAATCCGTTTCAATATAAAAAGTAAACTTGGAGCCAATATTACTGGGTGTGTCCGGACCCGAAACAGAACTATCGTTAATGGTCGGAAGTGTGATTTTGCAATCTGCATCATTCACACGCAAAATCTTACCCGCATGGTCTGCAACAGTAAGTTCTGTGTTTGCCGTAATATTCACAACGAAATTAGGTCCGCGATCTACAAACCCATTCAAAGAAACTACCGGACCACTAAAAGTTGTTTGTCCCATTTTGTATCACCTCGTTGTACGCAACTAGCTCGTCAGTCCGCGTACTGTCTGATTAAGTCTGACGAGTTTGGTTTACCACTTCTTGCATGACCAATAGCCAGCACTTAGCTTGCTTTTCTTCTGGTCACACTTATGCCGAGCGCGAAAGGATTTCCTTCGTGCCGGAATACTTTTTTTAATTGTCATGTTTGGATCACCAAACCTAACAAGCTTTACGCTCTCTCCTTCTTTTGCAAGCACAGCAAACTTCTTGTTCTTGCCCGGAGTCCTCTTGGGTTTGTTATAACCCGAAAATTTTTCACCACGATATTCGATAGCCATACTTTGCTCCGAAAAGAAAAAAGAAGAAGGGCGGGAGCCCGAAAGCCCCCGCCCAGTTACCTAGCTACCGCTGCCGTTGGAAGCGTAGATTCCGAGAGGATCACTGACCCCAAAGGAATATCGTTCCCGCGACTTGTAACGAACATTGCCGGTGTCAAAATCGCCGTCCATGCTCGTCTGGAGAGGGGTTCGATTGAAACCCTTCATGCCATTCGGAACATCGGTGATGATGTACCAAGCGTCGGTATCCGTGAGGTAGTGGTTTACCCGCCACCCATCCGGAATACTTCCGTTCGTTCGCAGAGCGTTCAGATCGTTATCTGCGGTACCAGCACGCTTGTCGGACTCAAGAACGCGAGTCGCAACAAACATGTTGTTGGCAGGAACAATGAGACGCTTCGGTCGGGCAGCAATCTTGAGGCCGCGCTGATCAGTAAACGCAGCGATATCAATCACTGCCTGCTCAAGCGAAGTCTCATTCAGATCCGACAGAGTTGAGGGGGCATTGCTGTTAAAGCCTCCAGCAACCGTCGGATGCCCGTTGGTTGCACCATTTGCAAACAAGTTCTTGCCGTCACCACTCGTAAAAGCTCCACCCTGGAAGCCATTGTTGAGCGGGTAAGCAGCCTTGGTCTGCTTGGTGCTAGCCATTGCTCGCGCAAGGGCCTTTGTGTAGCGAGCAGAAAGCGAGTCGTAGAGGTTATCCTCAACGGC